GAGTTCTTTTATAGTTATAATCTAAAGCAAACTCTTGAGCCCCACGATTTTGACCTAAAGCCTGTGCGGCATTTCTGTTATTGACAAGCTTAGCATTATTGGCAGCATTGATAGAATCATTTTTTGCGTCAATCTGCATTCTTCTTGCAAACTCACTATTCTGAAACTCAATACTTCCAGCAATAGCCTGAGAGGCAGCTTGTTGGCCCTGAGCCGCAGTTCCTGCCGCTCCTAAAACCATCTGGCCTAACATCATTGCAGTCATTGGATCAATTGGCATTAGTACCTCCTACCCCATTGGGATCTTTTTGTGTTTACTCTAGGTCTTTGTTCTTTATGCCAGTCCGTATCGTGGTGTCTCAATGCACCCGAAACTCTGGATCCTAACAGACCTTCAATTCTATCGTTACTCATCCATTGATTAACTGTATCAACGTGATTTTGTACTCTACGTTTCTCAATAACATCATCTACATTGATATGAAGACGATCTTCCCAGTAATTACAGGCAGCGGATAGTACATCTACACGGTCATCGTGGGTTAAACTACCCCTAGCCTCAGTGAGTCTGGTAATTTGTCTTTGATTTGTTTCGTCCCTAGCCGGTCGACTATCAAGAACAAGTCTATGCTGAGCCATAACAGGCTCTAAAGCAGAAATCATACGTCTTTCCTTCTGACCTGAAACACGATACTCATCAATAGCTACTTGTCCACAAACCTCTGATACTACAGGTCTTAGGAGAGAATTAAACATAGCATCACCATAGTTAGATTCTACTCTAATATGATTAATATTATATTGATAAGCTAACTTAGCTATACGCATTAGTGCAGCCCGTTCATAGCCTCCTTCTAAACCCAATAGTTCGTGAACGAAGATATAACCATTACTAAAACTGGCGACACAAATACCTGTTTCATCTTTACCTCTACCTGAGGGGTCAATAAACATGATTCTATCTTGGTATTCTACAAAAACATCCGATACCCACATAGGATCATAGTAACAATCACCAGACATACCAAAGGATGGAATCTTTTTAGCCGGTGTACTGGTAGCCCAGATGATTTTTTCGGGGCATAAGTCCGGGCTTAAATCTAATACCAACAGGTCGGTCAACTTCAGAGGATACTTATCCTTATCAGCCAAACTTGTATCAAGCTTATAGTGGAGCGAGAATAGCGTAGGACCGACTTTGGCTAGCCTTTCCATCAAAACCTCCATTGTAAACCTCTCGGGCTGTGTAGGCTCTCCTGCTGCCGCCTCTAGCTCTAGGATCCATTCATTAACATCCTCTGTTTCAGTGGGATTAGTAATGTCCGGCATGACCGCAGGGAACTTAGTAATAGGGTACCCCTCTTTTAATTGATTATAAATAGAATCTTTAATCTGGGGAGTACCCAAGAAGATAACCCGACCGCCTACGTTTCTAATCTGCTCTGCCTCAAGACATTTGTTTAAAAGTTTCTGCCGAGACATGGCAGTTTCACAGTTACCTTCAATTTCCACATCGTCAAAGATGAGGTATTCGGCGTGCGATCCAGTAATCTGGGCAGTAATACCTTTCGCATAACAAGACTTATCCTGACCAATGCGAGTGCGAGACTCCACATTAAACCCAAAGGCATTGTCCGTAGTGTGATCCCCCGGTTTTAAATGTTCACAGTACGGTACAAGGTCAAGGATACGTCTTGTCATGCTAATAAACTCTACAGCTTTGTTACCTGTAGCTGATACCACCATGATTGTGGTATTTGGATCTCTAACTAAGAACCAAGAAGCAAGACAGGCAGTAATTACAGACTTACCAAATCCTCTACCGGCTTGTAATTGCATATCATTGGGGCCGTTTTGCAATGCATCAGCCATAGCATACTGCACTGGTGTTGGTTCCCCCAAACCAAGATACTTAAAACAAGCCCACAAATGGTTTCTAAAATCATCAACCATTTCTTGTGGTACATCCATTATTCTTTACCCTCAATATTTCTTAATCTTTGTTCGTGATCATCTACGATATGGGTAAGATTATCAAGACTGCTATTAATTTGGCCCAACTCTCTTTGGATTTTCCAGAGAAAGTTAACAACGCCGCAACCAATAAGCAGCTCAATAATAGTTACCCCGTCCATTTAGCTGGCCTTAATCTGAAAAGGTGCAGCTTCAGACATTGCACTCTCAAGAGTTTGCAATGTTTCTTGTGGCAGTAAGTTAATATCTTCTTTGTGATCATTAAGAACGCCACGAACCACGGCATACAACCCCGGCCCTCTAGTCATAGGATCATTAAGATCTTCAATCAAAGCATCAAACAACATCTCCTGAAGATTTTGAAGTTTCTGAGTCATCTTTTTCTCCCATCATTTTATCTAAAAGTTTCTTTCTACGTTCACAGCCACCACATTTCTTGAGCTGACCGCCAGTAACTTTGTCAATAAAGCCTTCTACTTTATCTCCAATAGTTTCTTTCTGTGAGGTATGTCCCCCTACAAATTCATAATCTACACTATAGTCATTATGAATAACAACTTTTAAGTGTTTGGTTTCTTGGGCTTCTTCATCCCAAAAGTTAATTGTTGACATTGCCTTAGGCATAGTATCTCCTTATAAGATAGTTGTAGGATTATCTGTTGGATCTCCTACTGGAAAATAATTATCCCCGTCACCCGCCACTATTTCTTTTAAGCAACCAGTACATCCTCTACACCAAGGATCTTCTGCAGTAACCACTACATCTGAGTATTCAGAATCAATAGGCACACAACCGCTATCAGCAGTCATCATAGGCTTAGCAATCCTGCGCCAAAATCCCTCTCGTTCGCCTAGATCATCTAACTTTTCAAACGTATCGCCACTAAGCTGAGCATGGGTATACCACATACCATTACCTCTATACTGAGGCATAAAAGTAAAACCAAAGTTTTCCTCACGCCATTTTTGATCAGTTAACGTGGTTCCGTTAAAGGAACTAAATCCATTATTTTGTGGATAAATAAATGCGTGGTTAATTGAATCGTTTAAACGCCACCGTTTACCTACACTCAAATTTTCATTATTAACAAAAAGTTTGTCAATTGAAGGGCCAGCACCACCACCAGCAATTTCTCCAGATCCATAAAGACCGAGCCAAGATACATCAAATTGCGTACAATGATCATTAGCTTGTAGCTCATGCAAAACCTCTATTCTACAATAATCTAAAGGAGAGTATGTATCTATTCTACCCGTTGAGTTATATTGAGCGGAGTAAGGAGCATAAAAAAAGTATCCATCTCTTACTTTCCAACCCGGGGGTGGCTGTGAGTCATTTCCGCCAACATAATATGTTGATGCTTGCTCTACACCCAAATCTCCAGTGTTATAATCAGTCATGCAAAGTTTAATGCCAGATAAACTATCACCTCTAGTTTCTTTATCTCCCATAGTAATTTTAGATTGATGAGAACTAGTAGGCCAGAATGCGCAAGTAGTTAAACAATCATTGTCACTGTGATCTCCGCATCCACTAATACTATCCGCTGCGGTAACATCTGTAGAATCAGTCCTGCCAAATCCTTGACCGCTCTCGTAATTTTTACAAGCAGTTTCTTGATTTGCAGTAAGTTTATCTACTTTTCTAAATCCATTTACATTAAATCCACCAGAAAATTCTACAATAGGGGCGTAAGGAACAACAACATCATAAGGTAAGCCGCCATTACGATTCATGTCCTCGTTTAAAATCCTAGCTTCTGCTGCGTTTGTCGCATGAAGTCCATCGGGTTGATGTCCGCCTTTGGCAGAATCATTTTGCCAGTAGTAATCATATTTATAAAATGGGGTAATTGATCCATCATTATGCAAGGTAAAAATTCTACCAATATAAGATTTACTAGTTGGGTAATATCCAATCAAGGGAGTATGGGAAGCTGTAGTTAAACCTTGAATAGGTTTGTGCCAGTCGCCATCAGTTGCTGTACCTTCAATAACATAATCGTCTACTCCGTCAGTACCCGTAAATACTGTTGTTTTTCTTTTACCCTGTCTGCTGCAACGATAAACTCGTTGGGGTCCAAAGGCTTCATTTTTCCATCTTTCAGGTCCATTAGTTTTAAGATAATTTTGAGCACCATTATCAAGAGTACTTTGATAAAATTTAAAGAAGTTTCTTCTTGACTCTGAAGTTGGATCGCCGGGAGCATCATTTTGAGCTATTCGTTGACCATCTTCAATATCACAAAGCTTGTGAAATACTGGAGGTTGTACTAAACCTTCAGGACAATCTTTCCACTTTACAATAGGAACATCACCGTAAGCCATATTCCCAGTAGTAGTAATAGTTACAGAATTTAAAATGTAATCGTATTCATCTGTATCGCCTAGATATTGCATCGTTGAGTTTACTGTTGGTAATTTAGTACTGTATCTATAATCACCACAAGCAGCAGAAGCTACTGGTGTTTGATCAATATAAACATTTCTAGTATATTCACAACTAATAGTAACTGCTGTAGTAGTTGCTCCTGCTGCTTCAGCTACTTCTTCTTGTGGAGTAGTTTCATCGCCTTTAAAGTAGGGACCCTCTGGCAGGATTCCAACAGGAGTAGGCGTAGTAGGACCAATTGACAATCTATTATTCCTAAATCCACTACCATATCTTTTATAACCAGCCGGGGTATTTGAGTATGCTGTGTCATGTCCCGGCGGAAAAGTAAAGTTTTGGTTTCTACCATAGCTAAGATCGTTTAATCCAAAACTAAAATCAGAAGCATATTGAACTTCTTCGTCTGATAAGGAATCAAATTGAAAATAATCAGTAGAACCTCCAGTAATTCCGTCAAGATAATCAAAGTGTGATTCGCTGCATTTTGAATTTGTTAAATCATACGCCTCATTAGAATTGACTGAGCCTCCTGTGCCAATTTCATCTTGGGTTCTAATTGGAGTTGCAAATTTAGTTCCATAAGTTCTTCCTAAACCGTCAGTAGATCTAAGAGTCTCGTAAAGTGCTTTTGGTATATTAAAAGTATCAACATTAAAAACTCTATTAAAGTTAATTCTACAAGGCCAAGCGGAAGGCGTATCATTAAGAATTGCTAAGGTGTCATTATCACTTTGATCAATAATATAATCTAATCCTCTAGTGCTAGCGCTGCTATCACCTTTAACAAATCCTAAATATGCTTGTAAACAAGTGGTACAGTTGTTAAAGTATTGCTCATTACCGCTACCAGCTTTAGTTTTAATAGTTGCAGATTCAATATAAGCAGCAATATCTTTATAGTAGATGCTATTACTAGCCTCAGATTGATTAATATCAATAACTCTAAAGATATCTTCAGCTAATGTAGCTGTCCTTGAGCCGGATACACCACCAACACCATCAAAATATGCTGTATTTAAACTATCAGATGAGCTAGGACCATCTCGTAATGTACCCGCAACTGCAATATAATCACCCACACTGAAATTATTTGTAGCTGATACTGCACCGCTAGTGCCATTTAAAGTAAGGTTGCTATCTTTTAAATCAATTGCAAAGTATTGCTGTCTAGAACAAGTAGAAGCACCTGCAGCATATCCGTTTGAATTGTATCGTTTACCAAAGGCTTCTCTATGATCCGTAGCATCAATCTTTAAAGTTGAGCTATCAATCATTGCATCATAATCTGCTTTGCGACACAGGCAAACAATAAGATATAGATTGGATAAAGACAATAATCCATTATTACTATTACTAAATCCAGATACTCCCGTATCCACTGTAGTTCCTCCTGCAGAGGATCCACGATAAACAGTTGCTGTATTTAACGCATCACCATCAATTTTATAAGATTTACTATTATAGGTAAAATAAATCTTATCATTACTCTGTCCGTTAAACAAATCTTTTAAAACATAAATAAAATCTGCTTCTGGTGGAGTACTGCCAAGTTGAGGATCAATGCTATTAACTCTAGTTGTGCATCTAGTACCACCACCAATAATTGAAATACTATACGCCTTGTAATACTCTGGGCAACAATTGGAACCTAATAATGATGACATAGTTTACTCCTTAGCAAGGACCGGCAAGACCGTTAGGAATTTGGAAATAGTAGAACTTATCTACAGAACTAACAGTAACACCGGGGTTTTGATTCTGACCAGTGCCAACAGTTACCTGCCGACGCTCAACCATTTCAACCACAACCTCTTCGTCTACCGTGCGATAGCCGGTACCGTCTGTACCTGTACCTGTAACATCGGGTTCATTAGAAGTGTAACTACTAGTGCCTCCAATAGGTAGCACCTTGTAGTTAGCAGGAATCACACCATTAGCTGATTGCAGTCCAACCTTATACCCCGGAAAGATGAAGTCTTTAGTATTGCGTAACTCACACAAATTCACAGCATATGCCGTGTGGCTAGCATCTCCAGCAGGATCGGAAGTAAGATTGTTATCGTTACCTCCGGTAATGGGGACATAAGAGTCTCCAGCGGTAGTTTCTACAATACTACCCGTTACAATAACAATACCAGTATCTAAAGCACTACCAGTAACTTCACTAGCAATAGCTGGGATAGGAGTAAGTTGTGGACCTTTGTAGTCAGTCTTAGCAGTAAAAGTTAATTGAGCTCCATCTTTGCTAAGGTCGTAAATTTTATTAGCTGATGACAAAGCATTGTACGCGGTTTCTAATAACGTAGCAACTTCATTTTGGTTAACCGCCCC